CCGCCCTCCGCACATGTCGCAACTTACGCCCGCATCAAGCACGCCACGAGAGGCGCGGATTACCTGCTCACAAGGGCAAGCCGCCTTGATGAGGTTGGTATTTCGTCCCTTAGGCTTGGCGCTTTCGCCTCCTAGGGCGGTGATGTCGAACGCGTTACTTAGGATGGTAAGGGCTTTCTTCCATCGCTTAGCGCCTAACTCGGTTAGGGAGGTTGAGGCGTGACCCTTGCCCTTGATTTCATGAGTTTCTAGCCCTAGCGCCTCGGCTTGAGCCTTGAACTTGGCATTGTGGTATTGGTTAGCGCTGCAATCCTCAATCCCGTTGGCGTGATTCATTGAGTGCGCCACCGCATGCAGGAGGGTAGAAAGCAACTCGGCAGGGGTGCTGAAATGCTCAAGGTTAAAGGCAATTTCATTGAAAGATTCTTCACCGTTAGCCCAAGGGGTGTAAGGCGTCAAGTGTCCCTTTCTGCCCTTGAGGTCGCGGGTAACGAGAATAGTGGCGCGTGGCGCTCCTGTTTCTGCCTTGATTAGGTCGTGAGCCTGTTCAAGCGCCTTGGTGATGGTGCTAAGCGCCTCCGCCTTGGTTGCCTTGCCTGTTGCCTTGGTTGCTGTTGCTTGTGTCATTTCTTTCTCCTGTCTCGTGTCTTAAGTCCTCGTGACTTAAGCACTAGGAGATTTATACGCCTGCCCTTCAAGCGGTGTCAAACCCATTTCATGAATTGGCGGTGTGAATCGCATCACATCCCCTCAAGCGTGAGCCTGTCTCACATAGTGAGATGGCAAGCGTGAGCGTGAGCAAGCAAGGCAGGCGATGCGGGGGGCGCGGGGATACATGAGCGCGGGTGATTGGAGAGTGAAAGCCCTGCCCGCTTCTAGCCCTGTACGCCTTGCAATGCATCACCATCAAGCAGTGTGCGCCTAGCCTTGCAAGTAAGTGAGTGAGCGTGCATGCTTCACCCCAGGATTGTTAAATCCGTGGTGTGTATGTGTATGTGTATCTACCCACATAACTTTGATAGTTCTGGGGTCACAATATGCCTTTGACCAGCACTTTTGCCGTAGGCAAAAAAAGATTAAAAAAACTTTGGACAAAAGTGTCCGCTAAGGACCTTTTGGACACCTATAGTATAGTGAGAGGCGAAATAATCGGAGCCTCTCTACACACTAGCAGCGACCCTGGGGGTCGCACCCTAAATGAAGCCCTAACCTTCGGCTTCGTTTAGACTACGCCTACGGTTAGGAGTTAAGCCCGAAACTTCCATTATTTCGTTTCGGTATGCCTATGGAAAGAAAAAGAACAACAGCGGCTAGCCATCGAAGTGATGCTATCAAGAAGCAGATTATCGAATTCCTAATGGAGGGGTACTCTGTCCAAAGGGCTATGGATGCCGTAGGTAGAAGTGTTAAGACCTACGAATACTACCGTAAGATGGACCCAGAGTTCTCAACCCAGGTAGATAAAGTCCGTAGTATGACTGCCCGTGGTGAAATCGGCGGGTCAAGAGGGGAAGTACCACCCTTCCCTGAATTCTCAGAAAAATTTTTAGGCACTAAGGTATTCAAGCATCAGGAGCATTGGATTGACCTATTAGAGGGTAGAGAACCTTCGGATGTCCATCCAGCCATTACCCATGAACCTGGGTCCCCTGACCTGATTATTATCAATACCCCACCAGAACACGCAAAGTCCACGACCATTACGGTCAACTATGCGGTCTATCGGATTTGCCAGAACCCTAATATCAGAATCATGATTGTGTCCAAGACACAGGCTATGGCACAGAAATTCCTGTTATCCATAAAAAACAGACTGACACATCCTAAGTACCAGGACCTCCAATTAACCTTTGGACCTCCAGGCGGTTTTCAAAAAGGGTCTGATTCATGGAAACAGGATTTAATTTATTTATCCTCTGAGTCTCGTGACTCTGGCGAAAAGGACCCTACAGTCCAGGCTATTGGTATCCGTGGTCATATCTACGGCGCTCGTGCTGACTTAATCATCATGGACGACTGTGTTGACCATACCAACGCCCATGAATACGAGCGACAGATTGACTGGATTCAGTCGGAAGTTATGTCCCGTATTGACAACGATGGTGGTCGCCTACTTGTTATTGGCACACGCCTTCGTCCTAAGGACTTGTACTCTGAACTGCGTGATGAAGCACGCTATCCAGATGAGACTTCCCCATGGACCTACTTTGCACAACCTGCAGTTTTAGAATTTGACGAGGACCCTGAGAAATGGGTAACCCTGTGGGCTAAGACCAACATTGCACCCGTATCTGGTAAGGGAGAACCTGACGAGAACGGGCTGTATAGCAAATGGGATGGACCTGCTTTAAACAAGAAGCGCAGTCGCATCTCCCCAAATCTATGGGCAATGGTCTATCAGCAACAGCAAGTCCACGAAGATTCAGCATTTCCTACCGCAGCCGTTAAGGGTGTCATCAATGGCGCTCGAAACTTTGGCGTTATACCAAGGGGCAAGAACGGTGTGCGCTTTAATGGTATGGATGGTTTGATTGTAGTAGCAGGACTAGACCCAGCAGGCTCTGGTTACACCGCTGCTGTTTGTCTTGCTATAGATGTATCTACACAGAAGCGTTATCTGTTGGATGTATCTAACAAGGCTGCAATGAAACCAGATGAGATTCGTGAACTCATTAAGGGTTGGACGGATAAATACAGAGTTTCTGAGTGGCGTGTTGAGAAAAATGCTTTCCAAACAATGTTGACTCAGGACCGCGAGGTACGGGAATACCTGTCGTCACGGGGTGCAATTTTACGCGAACATCATACGGGTCAAAACAAATGGGACACCAACTTCGGAGTTGCATCCCTGACGACCCTCTTTTATGGATGGGAAGATGGTAAGGCTCTTATTGAGTTCCCATCAACGCACGCATCAGAAGGTATTAAGACACTAATCGAACAACTGGTCACCTGGTATCCAGATGCACCTAAGTCACAAAAGACAGATACCGTCATGGCTTTCTGGTTTGCTGAACTTGGTGTTCGTGACCGTTTAGCAAATGCAACAAATTTTTCAAAGTCACACAATCGTATGAATATGTTCCATACAAAGTATGACGAATCAAGACAATACACCGTTAACTTAAGCAACTACAACTAATAAAAGAACTGGAGGTGGGTGCGATTCTAACTGTTGATGAAATTAAAGATAACTTCCTCGTTGTCAAGCAGGTTTTTGCCGAGCGAGATAGCCGCATGGAAGATGTCCTCCTAGTTCGTAAAGGTCGCATGCGCGATGTGTACCCAGATTTGTTCCCAGATGGTCCTTTCGAGAACCCAATCGTGGCGAATATGGTGGATATTTCAGCGCGTGACTTGTCAGAAGTTATCGCACCGCTACCCGCATTTAACTGTAACTCACCTACTATGGTTTCTGAGAAGGAACGCAAGAAGGCTGATAAGCGTGAGGAGATTGTCAACGGCATTGTTGACTTCTCAGACTTGCAAACTCAGATGTTTACAGCAGGAGACCGCTATGTAACCTACGGATTTGTACCTGCACAGGTTGAATACGACCTAGATGCACAGATGCCACGCATCCGTTTCTTAGATGCCTACGGTTCATACCCAATGCTTGACCGCTTTGGTCGCGTTCAGTATTTTTATCAGCGTATTCAGAAATCTGTAACTGAGTTAATGGCTGCATACCCAGAGTATGCCCACATCATTTACGACAAAGATGAGAATGTTGACTCATCAATGATTGAAGTCGTGCGTTATCACGACAAAGACCAGGATGTTTTGTTCATTCCAGCACGCAATAACCTTGTTATTGACCGTGCAAAGAACGCATTAGGCGAAGTAATGATTCGCGTTGTGCAGCGACCATCTATTGATTCACAGGCTCGTGGTCAATTTGATGATGTACTTGCAATTCAGGTTGCAAAGGCACGCTATGCACTGCTATCTCTTGAGGCAGCGACTAAGGCAGTACAGGCTCCTATCGTAGTTCCACGCGATGTGAGCGATTTAGCCCTAGGTCCAGATGCTGTTATCCAAACAGAGCGCCCACAAGATGTACGCCGTGTATCTATTGAAATTCCTGGTGGTACTTTTGCTCAACAGCAAGTACTCGAAGGTGAATTACGCCTAGGCTCACGCTATCCAGAGTCACGCACAGGTAACATTGATGCATCTATCGTTACAGGTCGTGGTGTACAGGCGCTTATGGGCGGCTTTGATACACAGATTAAGACAGCACATGCAATGTTTGCTCGTTGCTTTGTTGAACTTTTGTCTTTGGCACTCAAAGTTGATGAAAAGATTTTTGGAAACATTGAGAAGAACCTACGCGGTACACGCAACGGTACTCCTTACAACATTAAGTACAAGCCACTACGCGATATTGACGGTGATTACACTGTTGATGTTCAGTATGGTTTGATGGCTGGACTTGACCCTAACCGCGCTTTGGTCTTTGGACTACAAGCACGCGGTGACAAGTTGATTTCACGCGATTTCCTTCGCCGTCAAATGCCATTCTCCTTCAATGCAACACAAGAAGAAGAAAAGGTTGACACCGAAGAACTACGCGATGCCATGAAGCAAGCGATTGCTTCATATGCACAGGCTATTCCAGCCCTTGCATCTCAAGGTCAAGACCCATCGGATATTCTGTATAAGTTATCTTATGTGATTAACGAACGCCAAAGAGGAACTTCAATCGAAGTTGCTGTTCAAGATGCGTTTAAACCACAGAATCCCCCACCTGGTGCGTTGACCCCTGAAGGTGTAAGTCCCGAAATACTTGGGCAAGCAGGCGCGGTCCCTCCAGGTGAGGGGCAACTTCCAGAAGGTCTAAGTCCAACAGGTCGAATGGTTGGAGTTGCACCTGGACAGATTGCTCCAGGCGGACGACCAGATGTTCAATCCTTACTAGCAAGTTTAACAGCACGAGGTGAACCTAATTTGCAGGCATCCCTCATCAGACGAGTACCAGTGTAAGGAGGTGAACAAATGAAAAAAGCATCAGCACTTAAGAAGGGCTACAGCAAGAAGCCTGCTAACCAGGGTTCAGCAGGAAAGCCTAATGTACAGAAGCCAATGACAGCAAAGAAGGCATCCTCTAAGGGTGGCAAGACATTCTTCTCTGCTACACCATCAGGCACACGCGGTTCAAAGAATAAGTAAGTTTCGCGCAGTCGTGAGCGCACAGCGACTATAAATCAACTGGCGACATTTCCTGAGCAAGAAGTAAAACTGCTCACCAATTTTTCAGCACGCTAATTTAGCATTGGGGTTATCATGGCAGTAGAAGCAAATAAAAACTTTCAAGTATCCGCTACAGGCGGTAGTGGTTCAAGCGGACAAGCAGCACAGTATGCTGCAGGTATTGACAACGCAGGAGATTTTTATGAACTTCAAACTCAAGCCCCAATGTCAAAGTCTGGCGTACAGTTGCCAAATAGAGGCAATCCTGTTACACCTAAGATTCCAACTGGCGATATTGTACCTCTCGATGCTCGAACACTCTACCCAGAAGAAGGAGTAGATACAGGAGCAGCAATGGGTCCTAACGCAGGTGAAGAAGTTATGGCAGCACCAAGCATGCTTGCAGCGCAAAACAATCAAGATATTGCTGCGCTCGCTGCTTACTTGCCATTCTATGCAAAGATTGCAGAGTCACCTAACGCATCTAATGCCACTCGCAACTGGTATCGCTACATTCGTAGCCAAGTTGAAGGTCAGGCTTAATAGTGAGTTGGATTGACAACTTAGGCAAGATGGCAAAGACTGCTGTTGACTTTACTGGATTGCCTGGACTATTTAAAGATTTAGCAACTGCGGGTTCCAACGATGACCCGTGGTATGTAGATGGTATTAACTTTGCCAAGAATACAATCAAGGTTACAACTACACCTGTTCGTGCTGCCGTTGGCGGATTACTTGCAGCAGGTGAAGCATCCTATGAATTAGGTGGCAAGGTACGCCGTGAAGGTGTTGAGGCAATCCTTGACCAACCTTTCATGTACAACAAGTTTAAGAATGAGAACGAGTCATACTCCGACTACACCGCACGCGTTGAACGCGAAAAAGCCAACATCAGTCTTGGTCAGGCGACTCTTTCCATTCTTTCTCCTGGTAAAAATTCTGGCGACAAGTCAGGATGGCTACAGGACTGGACAGATAACAACCTAAAGTTTTTATCTGCTGGCTTTGACCTGTTTGACCCAACAGACCGTGAGGCTGCATTTCAGAATCAGTACACAGGTAAGTTCCTTTCAGGTATTCAGGACATTACTGCATCAATAATTATTGACCCATTGACCTTTACAGGTTTCATTGGCAAGGGTGCAGTCATTGCTGCTAAGGCTCCTATGCTAGATACAATCTCTGGCAAGACTGCTCGTGCAGTATTTGGTAAGTTTGCAATGACAGAGGACCGCCTTGACAACTTGCTGGTAAAAGCACTTGATGGCGAAGGCGAAGCAGTTACTGACATTAAGTTCCTTGCTAACTCAAATGCAAGAGAGCAATACGAGTACTGGCGCAAGAAGAAGGTTACTAACCCAGATGCCATGGCGTATCTGTTTGGTCGCGCACAAACTGACCAAGAGGTAGTAGATACTTTCCGCGCTGTTATGTTTAAAGACACAGATGCAATCTCAAAGATTGTAGATGTAGATGACGAGGCTGGCTTAGTCATTGATGCATTAGGTGATGTGCCACATCCACACCGTATGCTTCTTGAAGGTAAGTCAGAGGGCGACATGATTACTTCGCCTAAGTACAATGAGGTTTTACAGGGCTACATCTCACGGGCTAGTACCGAAGATGACCGCTTCCGCGTAGCACTTGAGACAGTACAAACTGGTGGACAGTTTAAGTATGGTTTCAGCCGTGGTCCATGGGAAGGCAAACTTGCTCAGAAGTC